TAGTAAAGGGTTTAAAGATATTAGTATGTCATTTCAGGTTAATCCCCTGTCTAATGACTTGATTGCCCTCAAAAATGAAAATGCAATTGCACGTTCAGTAAGAAATATTATTCTGACAACACCTGGAGAAAAGTTTTTTGATCCTAATTTTGGAACAAAGATTTCAGATTCTCTTTTTGAATTGTTAGACGATATTTCTGCATCAGCAATAAAAGATCAAATTCAGTATTCATTAGAAACTTACGAACAAAGAATTGATCTTAGAAACGTAAGAGTTGAACCTGACTATGAAAACAATGGATATGATGTAGAAATTGTCTATGACATCATTGGCGGTAATATAGAAGCTCAACAGATAAAATTTATTTTGCAACCAACTAGGTAAAATGCCGTTATCAAACTTTTCAAACCTAGATTTCGATCAGGTTAAACAATCACTCAAAGATTATCTTCAGTCAAATTCCAATTTTACGGATTATGACTTTGAGGGGTCCAACCTATCGACTATTCTTGATGTTTTAGCATATAATACATACATTACTTCATACAATGCCAACATGGTTGCCAATGAAGTATTCCTTGATAGTGCAACATTAAGAGAGAATGTAGTTTCAATTGCACGAAATATAGGGTATTTGCCAAAATCACGTAAATCTGCAAGGGCAACGGTTAGTTTTTTCGTTGACGTGTCTACAGTATCACCTCCACCAGTTTCTTTGACCATCAAAAAGGGACCAATTGCAACTTCTCAAGGAACTTTTGCAAATTCTTCGTTTATTTTTTCAATTATTGATGATATTACGGTTCCTGTTTCAAATGGAATTGCCATTTTTACTAATATTCCAATTTATGAAGGTCCACTAATCACTCAAAACTTCACTATTAACTCTAGAGACTATAATCAAAAATTTATTTTACCAAATTCTGGTATTGACACCGATTTAATATCAGTTTTTGTTAGAGATAGTGAAACTGCAACAGCAGCTGCACGTTATTCGAGGCAAGATAACCTATTTGGATCTAATAGATTTGCAAAAGTATACTTTTTACAAGAAGTAGAAGACGAAAGGTATGAAATTTTGTTTGGAGATGGTGTTTTTGGGCATAAATTAAAAGATGGCAATATTGTAACAGTAGATTATATCAGATCTAATGGTGATAGTGCCAACGGAGTCAGTAATTTCGTATTTAACGGTCGAATTACGTATCAAAGGAATGCAACAGAGTATACTATAACTGATGGAGTCTCATTATTAACAACTGGCATCTCTTCTTCTGGTGGAGAAAACATTGAAAGTGTAGAATCTATCAAAAAATTTGCTCCAAGATCATTTACAACTCAAAATAGAGCAGTTACATCTTTAGATTATGAAACTTTAATTCCATCAAAAATTTATCCTGAAACAGAATCTATTTCTGTGTTTGGAGGAGAAGAATTAGTGCCTCCTCAGTATGGAAAAGTTTTTATTAGTATAAAACCTAAATTTGGAGACTTTTTGCCAAATTTAATTAAAGAAAATATTAAACAAAAGTTGAAAAAATACTCTGTAGCAGGAATTGTTACAGAAATTCTTGATTTGAAGTATCTTTATGTTGAAATTGATTCTAAAGTTTACTATAACTCAAATTTAACTCCTTCTTCCCAGAGGGTTTCTACAATTGTACAAAATAACGTTCAAAAATATGCAGAATCAACGGAATTAAATAGATATGGTGCAAGATTTAAATACTCCAGATTTCAAAGGATTATTGATGACAGTAATCAAGCAATTACATCTAATATAACTAATATTAGTATGCGAAGAGATTTGAGAGTTGTCTTAAATACTTTTGCTGAATACTCTATTGGTTTTGGTAATCAGTTCCATATTAAGAGTCTTGAGGGATATAACATAAAATCATCTGGTTTTACTGTTAGTGGAATTCAAGAGACTTTATACTTGGGTGATGTTCCAAATTTTGACAATTTAACCGGAGATTTATTCTTCTTTACCGTTCCAACGTTAACTTCTCAAAATCCCAGTATTGTGAAAAGAAATGTAGGAACAATTGATTATGCTAATGGTGTTGTGACATTGAATCCAGTAAATGTAACTTCCGGTAAAATAGTTGATGGGCAACCTGTTATTGAAATATCAGTGACACCAAAATCTAACGATGTAGTTGGTCTTCAAGATCTATACTTGCAATTAGATATTGGAAATAGTACTTTTGACATGGTAGTTGATGATATCTCTTCAGGTGTTGATTCTTCTGCATCTACATACATAACATCTTCCAGTTATGCAACTGGCAATTTAGTCAGATCTGGTGGAAGAGTAGGTACAACTCCCCTCGCAGAAGCGCGAGCAAGAGCAGGGACCAGAGCAACTGCTACAAGTGTATATAATACGGGTATATCGCCTACAGCTGCCACACAGCAAGCAAATACGCCGTCTCAAACACCATCATCTTCATCCTCATCTTCATCATCTTCATCTTCTTCATCTTCTTCCTCCTCATCCTCTTCCGGTTCTTCCGGTTCGTCAGGTGGCGGTGGTTACAGCAGCGGATACTAATACTTAAATTAAAATGACAGAAAAAAGAGTTCAACTTTCCAAAATCGTTAAGAATCAAGTTCCTGAATATGTCAGGTCCGATTTTCCTCTAATATCTGAATTTTTAAGAGAGTATTATAGAGGGCAGGAGTATCAAGGTGGTCCAATTGATTTAATCAATAATATTGATCAATACAATAAAATTGATTCTTTTACAAATACAGTATCTTCTATTAAATTAGAAAAAAATATTAGTGCCTCTGATAATGAAATTATAGTATCTTCAACTTCAGGATTTCCAGATGAATATGGACTTTTAAAAATTGAAGATGAAATTATCACATATACTGGTAAGACTGCAACTACTTTTACAGGATGTATTAGAGGATTTAGTGGTATTTGTGATTATACAGATAGCAATGAACTGGATTCAATGTTATTTGAAACTACTAATGCTAAAAGACATAAAAGGGATAATGATATTCTAAACCTTAGTGTTCTTTTTCTATCTGAATTTTTAAATAAAAAGAAAAAGGAACTTGCATTAGGGTTTGATGATAGAGAACTTAGTTATGGAGTAAATCAAAATACTTTCCTTAAACAGGTAAGAAGTTTTTATGCCTCAAAAGGAACTGAAGAATCCTTCAAGATTTTATTTAAAGCTCTATATGGAGTAAATGTAGAATTAATAAATCCTACCGATTTACTTTTTAGACCTTCGGATGCACAATATGATCAAGTAGAGAGTTTGGTAATTGAACCCAGTCTAAATGCAGATAAGTTTGATAATATTGAAAATATTACTCTTTTCCAAGACAGACCTTCAAAATCATATGCACCTATTGCATATTCGGAAAGAGTAATTGGAGACGGTGGAAAAATATATTATAGACTTGATATTGATGCTGGATATAATAGAGACATTACATTTGATGGAGCAATTTACGGAGATTTTAAGACAACATCAAAAACTAGATTGTTAAATAAGGTTTCTATAGGTTCAACAATTCTTGATGTTGATTCAACAGTTGGTTTTGCTAAAACTGGCAATTTAAGAGTTACTTATAGTGACGGAACATCTGGAAATTTATATTATGGTTCTAAAACAATTAATCAATTTAGAGATATTGGTTATATCTTTAAAGAAATTGCTGAAGAAGAATCTGTATCTGACAGCAATACTTTTGCATATGCAACTATAGATGGTGAGCGTGTTGAAGGTAATATTTCGTCGATAATTAATCATGCAGATATTCCCAGCGGATCTCTTTACAATAAAAAAGGAATTTTATCTAGAGTAAAAACTATCGGATTCAATGGTGAAGGTTACAAATTTGATAGTTGGATTTATAACCATAAGATAACTTTTACAGTTAAATCTATATCTGCAATTGATTTAACGGATAATACATATTCGGCAGAATTAAATAATAAACATTATCTTAATAGTGGTGATATTATTGATATAATTGATAACTCTGGGACATCAATAAGATCTGAAGTTAAGTCTATTGTTAGTGATACTAAAATAGATTTTGTATCAGATTCTCAACTAAATCTTAATGGAATTTATACTATAAGAAAAAGAATTTTAAAGGGTATTGCACCAAATTTTACAAATATTCAAAATTATCATTCAAATGTTCAAAACATTTATAGTGATTCTAATAATAATATTTTAGTAGCATCTTCATCGATACCCTCAGAAGGAATTTCTATTAATTCTATTGATTTAAATATAAATGGAACTTTTGAAGGAACTGAAGTTTCTTTTACTAAAAATCATGGATTAAATACTGGAGATAAAGTTCAGTATTATTCTGAAAATATTACAAGAAATTTTTATGATATAAATGGAAATCTGCAAACTGAAAGTATTGAAGGAACTAAATTATTTGATGCTGGTGCATATTATGTTAGTAAGGTTAATGATAAAACTTTAAAGTTTTCTATCAGCAAAGAAAATATTTTCTTTAAAAAATATGTTACGTTTGAATCTACAACAGTAAAAAACAATAAAATTAGATTACATGACAATCATAATCAAATTTTACAAGATCAAAAACTTCTAAGACAAGTTCCAGTACCATCACAAGAATCTTCAAGTATTATTAAAACGCGTCCAGGAATGACTGGAATTTTAGCAAATGGTGTTGAAATTTTAAACTACAAGTCGAGCAAAAATATTTACTATGGAGAAGTTAAAAGTATTGACGTAATCTCTTCAGATAATCAATTTGATATCATTAATCCACCAAATTTAATCATTGAAGATTCTAAAGGAAGAGGTGCAAGTGGTTTTCTTGGAGTTACGGGTTCTTTAGATT